GGGAAATGTTAAGCCGGGGGCAACCCCGCGGCCGCGTCAGAATCCGCCCCGGCTGGCGCCAGGACTATCCCGCGTTGGTTGACGCATGGATAAAGGCGGCGCAACTATGACCCCCCCGTATACCGTTGTCATAGCGAACCGCAACGAACCGGACCTAAACGCGACGGTTGCGGATATCCGGGGGAAATTCCCGGCGGCGGAAATTGTGGTAGTAAACGACACCGCCGGCGCCGGCCCGCAATTATGCCGGCATACTGGAATTATGGCCGCAAAAACGGACGTCGTTATAATAGTTGACGGCCATATGAGGTTTGCCCCCGGGAGTTTGGATACGGTAGCGGCCGGCGCCCTGGCGCCGGGCGTCGTAACTTGCGCCCTTTGCCATCATAATTTAGACCAATCGTTTTTGGATTCGCCTTATGCCGGCGCGCGTTGGGCCTGGAAATCAGAGGACCGCGGGCAATATTTTACCCTAACCGGCAAATGGCGGGACCGGGCGGACCTGGGGGTTATCGGTTGCGTTATGGGGGCCTGTTACGGGTTCCGCCGGGATTGGTATAGCAATATCGGCGCCCCCTGGCGCCTGGGCCGGGGTTGGGGAATGGACGAAGAAACCCTATCCCTTTTAACCTGGCTGATGGGCGGGCGTTGCGAACTGGTCCGGGCGGAAGTAGCGCATTTGTACCGGATACAATCGCAAGTCCCCTACCTTTTGACCCCGCGCCAGGCCGCCGGCGTTTGGGCAAACCGGGCCGCCTTTCTTGAAATGTTGCCCCTGCCGGATTCGGACCGGGCGGAGTTGTCGGAATGGCTGGGGAAAAACGATATTATGCGGGGGCCGGCCGGCGTTGAGGTCCGAAATTTAATAGACATTCCGGCCGCCAGGGATATCCGGCGCCGGCTGGAATCCGCCCCCCGAACCTTTGCCCAATGGAAAGCCGAACATATAACCGAAACCCAACAAAAAGGGGAAGTGCAAATGCGAGGGGAACTATTGGACCGGGCGCGCCGCGCGGGAATCGCCGGCGCGGACAAGTTGACAGACGGGCAAATCCGGCAAGCGTTAACGGCGCCAACGGCCGCCGGCGTCGCGGCCGCCCTGGCGGGCGGGGGCGTGAAGATGGAAACCCCCCCGCCTGGATTCCTGGCCGCGGGGGCGGTCCCGGTCCCGGGCGCCCGCCGGCCAGGCCGGCCGCGGAAGACGCCCCCGCCGGCGGCGCCGGCGCCCGCGTCAACCCCGGCCGCGGACCCGGCCCCGGCCCCCAAGCCGGAACGGATGCCCAATCGGATAACCGCGGACCTTGGGGCGCCTTGCGTTCATTGCGGGCATAGGTACGAACACCGCGTAACAAACACCTATCCCAACGGAAACCGCCGGCGGATTTGCGGGAAATGCGGGTTGCCATTCGTTACCCGGGAGTTACGCGAGGGGGAAACGCCAGTTTAATGCTAGGATTTATAAGATTCGAGGTTTTCCCGCTTGAAACCCCTTTAGAATAGGGGTAATGGTTCGGCGTAACCGGGGCGTAACCGTAACCGTAACCGGCCGGACCAATGGCAATAAAAACGGTTGCCGAACAACTCGAAGAAGTACAGGCCGCAATAACGGCGGTCCTGTTAAATCAATCCTACACCCTAGACGGCCGGACCGTTACCCGCGCCAACCTAGACGCGTTGCAGAAACGCGAGGAATACTTAACGCGGCGCTATAACGCGTCAACCGGAAACCGCCCCGTTTTGGCAACCATGGATTTAACCGGGGCCGGGTACGATGATTAAGGCGATACTCCCCGCGGATACTTCCGCCCGCCTTTTGGGACCCAACGGGCGCCCCGTTCAATTGGGGTATAACGCCATTCAAGAAAAAGGCCGGCGCCAGGCCCCGCGGTCCGCCATTACGAGCGAAGACGCCGTATTAACTGCCGTCAACCGGCGAAAGATAATCGCAACGGCAAAGGACCAGCCCCGGAACTTTTCCATTTTGGCTTGGATGGTCCGCCGGCATTTGGATTATGTTTCCCGGTTTGATTTGCACGTTAGGACCGGGGCGCCGGAAGTAGATAAACGCGTTCGGCAACTGTTTACAAATCATAGCCGGCGGGAAAATTTTGACATTGCCGGCCGGCATGACCGTAACGCGTTTATGCGGATTTTTGAGGGGGCAAAGACAATCGACGGGGATTGCCTTTGGCTGAAACTGGCCGGGCTGAAATCCCAGGGAATCGAAGCGGACCTAATCACAAAGCCGGCGGATTTAGGTAAGGTCCCGGAAGCATACCGGGAAAAGATTTCGGATTTGGGATTGGTTTTAGACGACTACCTTAAAACCCTGTTTTTTTGTGTTTGTACCCGGGCCGCGGAGTCTGCCAGTATCCGCAACTTTTCCCGTTTGGTCCCGGCGGACCAAACAATTTTCGACGGGTATTTTTCCCGGTTTAGCCAAACCCGCGGGATAACCCTTTTTGCGCCCGTCTTGAATATGGCCCAGGACCTTTCCGAAACCCTGGAATGGGTAGGGTTGAAGGCAAAACTACACGCCCTTTTCGGCCTGGCGTTTAAGCGGGAATCCCCCGAGGGTATGCGTTGGAATAAAGAAGGATATAACGGAACGTCCGATAACGAAACGACGGGGAAGAACCCTTACGAAGTCAACATTACCCCCAAGGGGATTTTTACCCTAGACCTAGAGCCGGGGGACGGGGTTGAACCCATAGAGTCTAAAACCCCTTCAACCGAACTGCTAGGGTTCACGCGAGAGGAAATCCGAATGATTTTACTCGCGTTAGACATTCCGTTTACGGCGTATGATTCGTTACAATCGTCCTTTTCCGCCCGCGTTGCGGACCGGCAGGAATACGAAGAATCCGCGGAAGAAAAGCGGCGCAAAAATGCGGATTGTTTGCGCCAGTATTCGGACTGGTGCCTGGCGGATTGGTCCGAAACGGACGAAGGTTTAGCGGTAGCAATGAAGGCCGCCGGCGTTGCCGTTGAAGATATCGCGGAAAAACTGGAATGGATACCGGCCGGAACCCCCTGGCTAGACAAGCGGAACGAAATTGCCGGGGACCGGGACGCGATTGGGCTTGGGGTGGATTCCGCGCCGCGCGTCGCCAGGCGCCGCGGCTTGGATGCCTATCAAATAATCGACGAACAATCCGATTTTTTGAAGTATGCCAAGGAAAAGGGGGTTCCGGTTTACGTTGCGGCGCCGGGCCAGGCGTCAACCGCAAAGGATACGACGCCCCAGGCTGGCGGCGCGGATTCCGACGGGGGCGCCAATCCCGACGGCGCCGCGGTCCCGGCGGTCCCCGCGAAACCCGAAACGGAAGGGGGCCGCGAAAATGCCAGTTAAGAAAGTTTCCGGCGGATATCGTTGGGGCGGCCAAGGCAAGGTTTACCGCGGCCGCGGGGCGTAAGCCCGCGCGGCGCGGCAAGGCCGCGCGATACACGCGCGCGGATACAAGGGAACGTAAAAAAAGGGTTGGCAATGAAAACGGAAACTAACGCCCCGTCCCGTTGGCTATCTAGCGGAATCGCAACCGGCCGCCCCCAGGGAATCGACGCCGAACGCGGAATTATCCGCGGCGTTTCCGTCATTACGGCCGGCGAAGCAAAGGGGCATGGTTTCGCGGTTGACCATGATTTTTTGGCTAACGTCGTCAACCTGGGCAACGCCAAAAAGCAGGGGGTTAAGGTTCGGTTCGGGCATCCGAACCTTTGCAGTACGGCGCTAGGGACATTCCTGGGCCGGAAAAAGGATTTCCGTTTGGCGCCCGGCGGCGCCGGCAAGCCGGAACAGGTTTTAGCGGACCTTTACCTTTCGACGGAAGCGAAGTCAACCCCAAACGGGGACCTTTTCTCTTACGTCCTGGGCATGGCGAAAAATGAACCGGATATGTTCGGGGCGTCTATTGTGTTTGCCCCCGGCAAAAAGTATCGCCGGACCCCCCAGGGAAACAAGGTTTACGAAACGGACGAAAAGTTTTCCGGGGTCCCCGGTCCCGATTTTGTCGAGATGCAAGATTTTACCGCGTCCGATGTAGTAGACGACCCGGCCGCCAACGACGGGTTATTTTCGCGGTTTTCCCGGGAATCCCTGGCGGGCCAGTTGACGGAATTTTTTGATTTGCATCCCCAGGTTTGGGGGGCCATCCAAGGCAACGCGGAACTATTCGCGGCCATGATTCCCCATGCGGACAAAATCGGGGAGTTTTTCGCCAATTATACCGAGTATCTAAACAAACGGAAAGGGAACGCAATGGACCCCAAGGATTCCGCCGGCAACGCCGGCCCCCAGGCCCCCGGAGAGGCGCCGGCGCCGGTTACGCCGTCGGAAACCCCCAAGGCGGCCAATCCCCCAGCCCCCGCGGCCCTGGCAACGCCCGCGCCCGCGGCGGAACCCCCGGCGCCGGCCCCGGCAACCCCGGCCGCGCCAATTGTCGCGGACCCGGTAGCCCCGGCCGCGCCCGCATTGGTTCCCCCGGCGCCCGCCCTGGCGGTCCCCGCCCCGGCGCCGGCCCCAGTCCCGGCCGCGCCGGCGGTCCCTGTTCCCGTTGAATCAGCCCCCGCCACGCCCCCGGCGCCGGCGGCGGATGAGAAGAAAGACGGCAACCCGGACGGGTTAGCCGTCGCCCCGGTCCCGGAACCCCCGGCCCCGGCCGCCATTCCGTCCCCGCGAACCGTCGCGGTTGACGAATTGGCCGGCCTGGCGCGGGATTTTGGGCCGGAAATCGCCGTCGCTACGGTGGTAGCGGGCGGCGGACGCGCGGACGCCCTGGCGGCGCAAAACGCCGCGTTGCGGGCTGAAAACGCGAACTTGCGGAAAATGACGGGTAGCGGGGCCGCCCCGGTCCCGGTACTCCCTGCCGACGGAAAAGCAAAGTTTACGGTCCGCGACATTGTAACCGCGGGCAAGTAAACCCCAACCGAAACCAAAAGCGAACGAAAGCGAAAAACGAAAATGGCCCAATACACTAACACCCTTGCCGGCCTGTTGCAGATGAATAGCAAGGACCTCGCCCCTATCGAGGTTTCCGAACTGCTCAACCGCGCGCCGGTCCTGGCCGCCCTTAACGCCGTTAAGGCGTCTAACGGCACCGTTCACAAGTATTTGCGGCAGACTGCCGAGCCGGGCGCGGGGTTCCGCGACATTAACGCCGGCCTTGTGAACGCCGCCAGCCAGGAAGAACTCGTTACCGATACGCTCAAACTTCTCGACGCGACGGTCCGCCGGGACAAGGCCCTATCCCTGGGGTACGTTGGCGGCCGGGAAGCGTACATGGCGCGGGAGTTGAAGCGGAGTCTTCAGTACGCGTTTTTCAAGGCGGAAAAGTCGATTCTCGCCGGAACCAAGACGGGCGCCGGCGGGGATGCCGCGTCGTTTAACGGCCTGGCGGACGTCCTGGACCAGTTGACGGATACCATGGTTATTAACGCCGGCGGCGCCGGCGGCCGTTCCGTCTATCTTGTCCGGTCCGCGGAAGACGCCGTTTCCGTCGTCGCGGGCATGGATGGAAATATTGACGTTGGCGAAATTTACGAAACCACCCTGTTGGATGGTTCGTCCAATCCCTATTCGGCCCTGGCAATTGACGTCCTGGGCTGGCTGGGGTTGCAGGTGGCCTACACCCGCGCGGCGGCCCGTATCGTCAACATCGACGGCACTACCAATCACAAACTCACCGACGCGCTTTTGGCCCAGGCTATCGAACTGTTCCCCGTTGGTATGGGGCCGACCCATATCATCATGGGCCGGAAGTCCCATAGGGAACTCCGCGACGGCCGGACCGCCACGAACCCGACCGGCGCCCCTGCGCCGTTCCCGTCGGAGGCTTACGGCGTTCCGATTGTCGTTACCGATGCCCTGTCGGAGTCGGAATCGACGATGACCACGACCACCACCACGACCACGACCTAACCCCCCCTGCCCCTTGGGGGGCCGGTTGCGCCCGGCCCCCCGGGGGGACTTTTTCAGAAAGTCCGGCCGGAATGACAACCCTAGCGGAACAATTGGAAATAGACGCCGCGGCCGTCTTGGCAGATTTGCCCAAGACGGATTCGGTTGTTTTTCAATACATTTCCGGGGAAGTAACGGCCGCAAACGGGCAGACTAGCCGGACCTGGGCAACCCTGGCGACGGTTAGCGCCAACGTTGAATCCCGCGACGTCCGCGAAGATTACCAGGCGGACCGATTGCAAGTTTCCCGCATTTACTCTATTGTTTCGGCATATATCCCCGGCGTAACCGAAAAATGCCGGGTAGTTTACCAGGGTAAAAACCTCAATATTTCCCGCATAAAGGCGGACGAAACGACAAAGCGATATCTATTGGTTGAAGCATACGCGGATAATGATACTTACGACAATGCGTTCCCGACGACGACAACGACGACGACAACCTAAAGGCGGATAAATGGCGCGCGGGGATATAAAAGTGGAAATTGTCGGGGATTTGGCCCTACAGACCAAACTACTTTGGTTGCGGAAAAATTCCCAACGGCGGATTATGCGCCGGGCCGTTAGACGCGGCCTAAAGCCCATTCGCGCGGCCGCCAAACGAATGGTTCCGGTCCGTTGGGGGACGTTAAAACGGGCCATACAATCTTCCGTTACCGCGACGGCATACGGCCGGGTTTTGATTTCCGGCCGGGTCCCTGCCGGGGAAAAGGGAAAGGTTCCGCCAGGCGGCGGAAAGGTTTGGAAACTTTCCGGGGGGGAATGGGCCTACACGAAAAAGGCTAAAAAAATGGGGGATAGGTTGTATTTGGGTTATGCGTTTTTCCAAGAGTTCGGGACCCGCTATATTGCGGCCAATCCCTTTATGCGGCCGGCCTTGCAAGAAGCGCGCGCCAAAGCCCTTTCGGAAATGCGGGACGAAGTTAGAAACCAATTAAACGCGTTGCCCCGATGAGGACCGCAATTCGCCAATACCTGTTGTCGATAGCCGCGATTTACGCGCGGTTCGGCGCGCGCATTTACGCCCCGCCCGCGCCCCAAGGGATAGCACACCCCTTTATAACCATTTCCCGGGTTTACGGGGCGTCCGGGCTGAATCACGCCGGCATTTCCGGCCGGGCGGATGAAGTTTGGCAAATTGACGTTTACGCCGCAACCCGGGTGGACGCGGACGCGGGCGCGGAATCGGTCCGCCAGGCCCTTGCCGGGTTTGTCGGGGATATGTTCGGGCAAACCGTCTATTATTGCGCCATGACCATTTCCCGGGATTTCACCGAAGACGAAGGGGACCATTCCCAAGACGCGGAATACCGCGTTTCTATGGAATTTCAGACAGTCCGCGCGGAATCCGGGGAAAACCGGGTTACGACGACAACCACAACGACGACGACAACCACAACGACAACCTAAACCGAAAGGGAAGCGGAAATGGCTAGCAAGAAAGACGGGTTCGGAGTTCGGATTATCCTGGAAACGTCCGGGATTACGTTTAAGGAAAAGTCCGTTACCCCCCCGGGTTACGAGGGGCAAGACCCGGTAGACGTAACGAACAATTCGAAGACGTCATTCCGGGAAAAGTACGCGCGCGCCCTGGTGGAATTGTCGCCGGCGTCGGGTTCGGTTGAATTTGACCCGTCGCGGCTTTCCGCCATCCTCGCGGCTATCAACGTCCATCAGTTTATTCGGCTGGATTTCCCCGAGGGGGACGCCCTGGGCTTTTATGGGTTCCTACGGAATTTCGTCCCGGATGAAATGGGGGACGGCGAGGCGCCCGTCGCGTCCGTTGAGTTGGTCCCTTGCGGCGTGAACGCGGCCGGGGCCGAGGAAGGGGTAGTTTACTACACTACCACAACCCCGACGACAACTACCACCTAACAAACAAACAAAGCAAACGGATAGGGGGCGCCCATGCTGACGCGGGAAGAACTGTTGGCCGTTGCCGGGGTTGGCGTGAAAACGCGGCCGGTTAAGGTTGAGGACGTCGGGGAAATCCTGTTAAGGGAGTTTTCCGGCGCCAATCGGGACGAATACTTTTCCCGCCTGGTCCGGGCGCCCCGGATTCAAATCCCGGCGTCGGTTGACGGCAACGGAAAGGACACGCCCGCCCAGGACGTCCCGGACGTTGCCGGGCTAAAGGCATGGGCCGTATCCGTTGCCGTCCGCGGGCCGGCCGGGGAACCCCTGTTTAAGGACGAAAAGGACGCAAACGACAACCTTTCCCCGGCCGCTATTGATGCCATTTTTGACGTCATAGCCGAGGAAAACGCGTTAACGGACGCGAGGCGGGCCGAAAAAAACTAACCGAAAATCCCGAGCGCCGGTCCTGGTTTGTACTGGCGCGGGAATTGGGAATGGGCGTCGCGGAGTGTCAAGCGAAAATTTCTAGTCGGGAGTTTGCCGAATGGCTGGTATTTTTCCGCGGGGACCCGCCGGAAGTTTACCGGGGCGATTTGAGAATTGCCCTATTGGATTGGCATTTGCATCATATCCTAGCCGGCAAGCAAACGGCGGCCTTGCGCCGGTTGCGGGTTTCGGATTTAATGGTCCGATTCGATTCCCGGCGTCCGCCGGCGCCGTCGGATTACAACGCGAAAAAGCGGGCCTGGCTGGCGGCCGCGGGAGTCTATAGGTAATGCCCGGCGCCGGAACATTAGCAGTTTACCTAACCGGAAACGCGTCCCGGTTTAACCGGACCATGGCGGGCGCGCAACGGACCCTAACCAATTTTACCGGGTCAATTCGGGGAATGGGCGGTTTATTGGCCGGCGCCCTGGGGGGCGTCGGGCTGGGAATGTCGATTAAATCTGCCATTTCCGCCTATACGGAACAAGA